CGGGTCGCCGCTATATAATTCCAAAGGCCAGGTTGTGGGTGTTCATCTTGGTTATAACCGGCTTGGCTCAACTAACAGAGCCATGAATATTGGTTATGTCTTGAGGATAACCTCCAATAACGAGACCGCTCCCCCAGACCTCAATTTTATTGAAATCACTGAGGATGAAGCTCTCGATCGGCCGGTTTTCGATGAGTATACAATCGAGGGTTTTGGGAAAATCAGAACCCGAGCCCGAGAGTATTACATACCGAAGGACAAGGATTGGAATAAATATAGCAATGAGGATGATGATGCATTCTTCGATGTTCCCGTCGCTCTCTGGCTCAATTCCAATGAGACCATTGAGAAGCCTTTAAACTTCAAAGGGGCCGCAAAACCTCCGCGCTTGCCGCCCTCATTGAACTCGGGAACTACACCTGGGAAAGCGGAGGTCACTATCCGCAAGGAGTCGGACTACAATTTGTTGGCAGATCGACTTGTCTCTTTAGAGAGAGCTCTAGAAAGACTCTCTCAGAGCGTTTTAAACTTGCAAGTGAAACCTTCCCAGAACTGCTCGACTATGACTGGCCCGCCAGAGGATCCAAAGCTGAGCTTAGCTCGCTCCTCCTCCAAGCCGAAAGGTTCAGATGCACCGAGCCACCAGAAAACCTCGCCGACTGTTGCGAGCAACTCGCCAGTAGGTACCCAGTTACCAGGCCTCGTTGTTGCTTCCGAACCGATCGATGGTCCTGGTCAGCAGTCGAAGAAGAAGTCAAGAGGCTCGCGGCGCAAGGGCAAGAAGTCTGTAAGGACTCAAGCCCCGGAAGCCCACTAGCCTCCCTCTGTAAGAGAAATCAAGATGTATTGGCAGCTCATCTTGATTTTATTGTTAAAGCTGTCACGGAGAGATTGTTTCTTCTGGCCGAGACTGAATTGCACGGCCTCAGTCCTGTTGAGTTAATCAATCAAGGTTGCTGTGACCCTGTGAGACTCTTTGTTAAGCAAGAGCCTCACACATTGAAGAAAATCAATGAGGGACGCTACAGATTGATCAGTTCAGTAAGTTTGGTAGACCAGATCGTCGAGCGTATGCTCTTCGGGCCTCAGAACCGAGCTGAAATAGCTCTCTGGGATACCATCCCTTCAAAACCCGGCATGGGGCTCACGCTTAAAAGTCAGGCGAGAAAGATCTTCGGTGATCTACTCGTCAAGCACACCCACTGCCCAGCATATGAGGCTGATATATCGGGTTTTGACTGGACTGTCCAGGACTGGGAGTTGTGGGCTGACGTTGAGATTAGAATCAAGTTGTGTAGTGCTGGAGTTAACCTCGCACAATGTATGCGCAATCGATTCTATTGCTTCATGAATTCAGTTTTCCAGCTCTCCGACGGAACACTTATTCAACAGTGTTCGCCGGGTGTTATGAAGTCAGGATCGTACTGTACTTCCTCCACTAACTCCAGAGTCCGCTGCCTCATGGCAGAGATCATTGGGTCCCCGTGGTGTATAGCTATGGGTGATGACTCCGTTGAGCATTTGTTGAGGGAGCTAGAGATAAATACGATGCTCTAGGACACAAGTGTAAGGACTATCAAGTCTGTGACTCCGACGGATTGCTTCTTCGGTCTGTTGGATTTTGTTCACATCACATTGATTCCTCGGGAGCTTACCTGACATCTTGGGCCAAGACGCTGTTTAAGCACCTTCATTCCAAAGATGAAGATTTCCAGGACATCGAGATTGAGTTACGTAACTCTCCGATGTGGCCCAGCATCCGAAGATATCTAGTCCAAGAAACTCCGTCATTGGACAAAAGATATGAACCAAACGAAGAAGAAGAAGTCCAGACCACGGAACAAGCAGTCGAAAGCACAGCCCAACAAATCCACAGCCCAGGTTGTTTCACAACCTGCTGCGAAAGGAATTGTTATGGGCAGGGCTATGCCTGTGTTCAATGGTAAGGCGGGCGTTCTCCGTCTTCGTCACCATGAGATACTACAAACGATAGTCTCCACCACTGACAAGTATACTGTTAGATCGGTTAACCTAGTCCCAGCTAATTTCAGCTGGTTGAGCGGCGTGGCCGTTAACTTCAGTAAGTGGAAGTGGCACGCACTGAACTTAGTTTATGTGCCTGCTTGCTCCACATCTGTGCAAGGAAATATAGACATGGCTCTCCAATACGATGGTAATGACATACCAGCCACCACGCCTGAAGAGCTCTCTGTCATGTATGGACATTCCGGAGGACCAGTATGGTCCGGCACCGCAGGGTGCCGTCTCCTAGACAATGCCACTATGTCTGGTCGAGGCAAGCCTCCGGAAGCAATCGCCACTATTGTGGATGTTTCTAAGTTCTCCAAGTCGAACTACTTGTATCGATCTGGAGCACTTAGTGGCGATTCGCAGACCATATATTGCCCTTGTGATCTACAGTATGGCGTCACAGCAGGCATTACGCCTACAGTTGGAGCCATCGGGTATATCTGGGCGACGTATGACGTCGAGATGTTCGAGCCGCTCCCCGCAAGGCTCAATAAATAAGCGGG